GAGACGGCTTCCGTTCTCCAATTCCACTGACCCTTTGTTCCAGCCAATAATACCTTGTTGCATCCATTTAGGAAGATTCTCATAAGAAAGTTGTAAGCGTCCCAACATTTCTCTTGCAGTGGCTGCTTTGTTTGCGAGGATTGCGACGTTGACGTTTCCGTTGAAGATGACATACCAAAGTAAATATGATGTAACAACAGTGGACTTACCAGACTGTCGTGGAAGCTTAGCAATATTGAATCGGTTATTGTGAAACCGATCCACCATCTCTTCTTGGAAGTCATACAGATCAAACGGTATGACACCCTCATCTAGAGAAACAATCTTAATATACTTCTTAATAAAGTAGACAGGATCTTTACTACATTTAATGAACTCTTCTACCTGTTTAGGTGTGAAGTTCGTAGAAACATTTGCCTTCTTTAGATTAGGATTGCCAAGATATATCTGATTCTCAGCCATAAATTAGAATGGTCCTGCAATTTGATCAGTTGTAGTTCCGTGTCCCAACTCAGGAAGTGGATCACCTACACTAGGTTCTATGACATCATCGATGTCTGGTGGTGGAGGTAGTGTACCTAGTTCGTATCTAATATCTCTTAACTCTTGAAAATCTTTTTGCTTTGTACCTCCATCATATGCCCAAGCATATCCTTCTTCGATCATCTGTTCATTCAAAGAAACTAATTCCTCATTAATATACAACCAGCCAAGGAGTCTACCATACTTACCCATACCACCTTTAAGTTCAGTACGGATTGTAAGTTCATCTCCATCACCTGCAATAGTATCTTCTAACTTCTGCTTTAACCAATTAGTAGCATCAATTCCTAATGCTTTCTCTTCTAAATCCCTTGTCCTCTTCTCTGGGGTGTCTACTCCCGCAATTCTTACCCGTTCTTTCTTGTATAAATCGAATCCAAGATCTATGGTGACATCTATCGTGTCTCCGTCCAGTACCTTGTTGATCTCCGTCACTCGGAAGTTGTAACAACTCTTCCTTGATGGGGGGGTCATCGCTCCCATAATCTAGCTCCAAATTATCTATCGCACTATTTATACTCTGTTCTACTGGTGTCCTATTCTGCTCCGACTGGTAGTCCCTGATCTTCTGCTGCCATTCGTTCCCCAGTTGAGTGGGGCTGGTCGCTAATAACGGGATTAGGATACCAATCATCATACTTGAAAATTATGTAGATACAAATAGATACACCGATTAGGAGAATCCCAATCATAATGTTAATCGACCATAGTATCATAGCACGGAAGAGTAATCGTTTCCTTCCTTAAAAATACTATACACGCTATGCGGGTGATTGTGAATATATTCAACGTCTTCTACGGCAATCATTCTTGCTTCGAAGGAATCTTCGGCAGTTACACAAACCTCTTGTCTGTGTCTGGTATCGTCAAGATAACCAACGGTATAATGGGACATTACGATCTTTCGAGTGTCCCAATTATTTATTCCTTCTTAGGGCATTGTGTGGAAATATGGTCATAGCTTCCACACTTCTTACAGCAGTCTTTTTTCTCTGCTATGAACTCCTTAAAGGACTTCATTTTCCTGATACTGCTTTGTATGCTTTCTTAGCAAATGATACTGTGTCCTTGACACCTTCCTTTGCTCCTTTAGCAAATTCCTTAGCACGTTTCTCAGGTGCTTTACCCTTAGCACGTTGCTTCTTGTATGCTGCTTTAGCATCTCCTACTGCTTTGTTATGCTTCTCAACACCCTTCTTAACATAGGATGTTACCTTACTTAGAACACCTTCTTTCTTAGCAGGTTTCTTAGGTTGCTTAGCTTTCACTGTCTTAACAGTAGCAACAACCTTCTTCTGTGTAGCAGCTTTCTTCTTAGCAGGAGCCTTCTTGACAGCAGCTTTCTTAGGTGCGTCATCTTCATAATTTGTATTGTCTTCGTCACCATACTTATTCTTGGCAGCAGTGGTCTTAGCATACTCACCTTTACCTGCTGTCTTACGTGCAGCATCACCAGCATCAACCTTTGCTTTAACCTTCTCATATGAAGGTGCATTTGCTGCTGCTCTCTTTGCTGCTCTTACTGCTTCCTCAAGATATTCTGTTGGAGGATTTACTACAAAGTCAGTAAATTCTTCTAGTCCAATCTCTTCTACGATGAGATCGATACCTTCTTCGTTTATACCTTCTTCAACAAAGAAATCAGTAGCTACTTCTATGCTTGATTGTACCCATTCCTCAGTCAATACTGCCTCAGGATTAGAGTCTACTAGGTACCGTGAAAAACTTTTCATTAAGCTGCTCCTTTGTTGTGGTCTGGGTGTCTAGGACAATTGTTTTCGTGTTTATCTATCCAAGCCTTAGCGTTCCAATGATTCTTTGGAGACTTAAGACCGCAGTATACACACTCATACTGTCCACTTTCTAACAGTTTAGCCATTAGCCAATTCCTCTGCTTTCTGATTCCATTCGGCAAATGATGAACTGCAATCAGGGGGTTGTGGGTATTTATATCCTTTCATCTTCCTCCATTTATTATGGAGTGCTCCCATCATCCAAGACTGACTGAGACTCTTTGGTCCATTCTCAAGAAGATCTAGTTCGTACCTACTGCTAGTGTACCCTTTATACTCTTCTCTCCAATTGGAATCGTCCCACTCAGTTGTCATAATGAAAGCTCCTTTTCTTAGTGTTTTTAGGATGTTTAGCACTTCTGACTTTATTGTCAGTAGTTTCACCATCTCCTCTAGGATGCTGACCTGCTTTTGTCTTACCTATATTGTAAGATGAACCAGGTTTCTTGGACTGAGTATCGTGTAAGCGTGCAGGTTTGTCCTTATCTTTTGTGATAACAGATTCCTGTCCGTGTTTTCTACCAAACCTACGAATGAGTTTGCCGTGCTTACGCTTTGACATTCCCTTACCAGGAGTGGTATGATACGATACTTCACTGCCCTGTTTGCCATCATCGTACTTATACTTTCCAACACTCTTCTTGTAACCAATACCCTTCTTCTTAAGATCTTTCTCAAGACCCTTTCGTTTCTTGCGGTTCTCGGTCTCACTGTCACCACGGTCAGCAGAAATGTGACCAGTGACTTGAGTCTTGGATTTGCTTACGGCTCTGGCTAGTCCTCCTTCGGAGATGAACTTCCCAAATGATAGCATACTATACCCCTGAGTGTGAAGGTTCATATCCACCCCCTTGACATCATTCCCCTTCTGGGCTTGCTGTACCTTAAGTCTTTGCTGTTGAATTTTCTTAATATTTAACATTAGCTGCCTTCTATCAAGCATCGCACCCTTCTTCTGGATGAGATTCAATCTTGCACTTGAACTAGATGGTGCTGCATTATTAGATGCTGCCCTAGCAGGAGGACGCTTTTCCTTCTGCGGTTTGATTGTTAAATTTTCTGTGGGTGATTTACCGTTAGCGTCTGGCATATCAGCCTCCCACTACTTGTACCTGTTCTACTACAACACCACCGCTTCCAGATCCTGCGGTTAGTTTAACCACTCTGGAAATTACAGGTATGTTACCAGCAGTAGCATCAGCAGCAGATAATGCATAATCACCTGACGATGAAGATGAATCAATATCAGTTGTAATAGTAGTGGCAGTAATAGCAGTTACTTTCTTTCCGTCAGCAATAGCAGATTCATATGCAGCGACAAACCCATCAGTATCTCCACCGTCTAGGGTCTCTACATAATCTCCAACACTAAATGTGTGGCGACCACCATTCGAATATCCTTCAACGGTTATTACTGAACCGTTAGCATCAGTTGCACCAACAATCTTGGAGTGCTTTGCTTTACCTGCAGAAATTAATAATGCTTCTCCAGCTGCAAGTGTGATAGCAGGACCCGCGTCAACTTGAATACTAGATGCTGCAGCGCAGTAACATCGTAGTGTACCCGTCTTCACTTTGATATAACCAGAACCTGAGGCACTGATTGTTTGCGTATCTAATACATTTAATACTGACATCGATTTCCTACCTATACTAGATTATTTATCCTGTTGGGACTTTAGAAATTTAGCAAGATCAGCTGTGCTCCCAACGAACATAGTATTATTTGTAACTGGACCAGAGATTTTAGCTGGACCCTCCTCAAGTTCTTGCATTTTCTTTTGGAGATCTATTAACTTATCCGTGGTATCTGCCACGTTCTTGATTAAGTTACCAGCAACTTCATATGATCTAGGTGAATCAGTCTGTCCAGCAACTTCAAGAATACCATCAACAGCCTCCTGTCCTTTCTCTATAAGAGAATAGAGATTGCCTCTAGTGTACTCATAATCTTTGCTGACCTGTTCCTGCTTCTGTAAGATGCTAGGGTCTGGTCCGACATCAACGATATCAGTCTTTTCTTTAGGTATAATAGATGTTTCTATATCGAGAGCATCTTCCATACCCTTAAACTTATTCGTCAACTCCTGTGACTGGGTTTCTTGAGAGTCCATCCTGGAAATCACTAGTTAGTTCATTAAATCCGAAGTTATCATCTGGGTCTGCATCAACAGGATCAGGTGTAACAGTATACCTGACTTCTCTTGCAGCAGTTACCTTACTGTCGGTTGCAGTATCGACAATAGCCTTCTTAATAAGTCCTCCAGCAGATGTGACAGGACCGTATAAGTATGTCTTACAGGTAAAGGACATTGTATATATCAGAGTTCTTCTCGTTGTATAGTCACCTTCGTAATCATCTTCATAAGAACAAGAGTTTAATACAACTGGGAAGTCTTTAACATCACCAAGTTCAGGTACCAACTTAATAGTTAGACTGAATACTGGTTGAAAATATGGTAAGATCTGCTCAATAATTTGCAGACCATCATCCTGATTCTTAGCAAGAATTGCTAATTCAAAATCTATATTATAAGGTACTGGCATAAATGCCTTCTTCACTGCAGCAGTACCTTGTGTTTCTGGCGGTGAATACCTTATAGTTTGTGTTGGTGAAACCTTTCTTGTACTATCATATGCAAAGTTTGTTATCTCAAATGATATTCTAGGTAAGGTAATCTGTGTAGCTTGCTTACCAGTAAGGTTTCCAGTTTGTTGGAGACGTGCTAAAAACTTTTGCTTTGGACCATATGCCAAAGGCACTTTCATATATTCATAATCCGTAGCAGTTTTCTTCCTACGTATTTCAATATTATTGAATAGTGTACCGAAGGCGACAACGGTCTTTCTGAATATTTCGTTGTATGTATACGTACCTAACATAGTTAATTAGCCTGTCCGAATTCGCCAAATGGATTTCCTTCACTAAAGTCAAGGATACCATCTGCCTGTGTTTCAAGTGTAAAGTTCTGATCAAAGTCAGAGCTAGTATTATTTAGGGTATTATATGAGGCTGTAGTCCAAGCAGCACCAGATGTTTGACCAGTAATGGTCTCTGGTATTGAGAATATTCCAGTTCTATTAAACAATTGAAGTTGTCTATTAGTACTATCCCAAGCCTTAACTTCAGCAGTTACATTAGATGTACCACCAGCAACTACCTCACCAACAGTGAAGTCATTGGTACCACCCTCAGCAAAGTTGACTGTAATAGCAACAGAGAAGTCCTGTTCGATCTTATCTATAGCAGCAACACCAGTTGCAATGGTCTCATCACCAAACTCAAAGAGTTCACAACGTAATGTCCAAGTATGGATCTTACCTAACTGGAAGAACGGTTGCTCATAATCAACGTATTGTATTTGAAATAATTTATTTGCTAGAGGGAAGTAAACTAAATCTCCTTCATTTGGTCTACCCTCTACTATTAATGTAGCATTATCATCAACTGCAGCAGTGAATCTAGTACGTGATATAACAAAGTTAACCTGATCTGATATACGTACACCAAACTTACTGTACATATCTCCATCACCACCAAACCCATTCACACTCTCTACGTATGCTTCTATTTCATATGCAGCATTAAACGCAGATAAACTATCCTCAGTAAATACCGTATTCTGGTTTACTAAGGATCGTGGCATATAGTACACATTTTTACCGAACATTTTTATCTGTTCTATAACAAGTTCTCCAACGAGATCCTGTTCACCAGTAGTACCTTGTGTAAAATAAGTGTTAGTTGCCATTAGCCAATCATATCTAGTGGTGGAGTTTCATAAGTAAGTCTCAACTCTTCTTCTAACTTAGTAAGTTCCTCTACTGCATCACTATAAATCTTTTCACCGTTAAGAGTAACTCCGCCAGGAAGTTGTACATTCTGGAATTTAGTGAGGTTCATTCCCCACTGCTTCTTAATCATAGAAGTTGAATAATCCTTTAACCAAACTGCATTGTATATCTTAGTCCAGTTAGTAGGATCTAATGCACGTACACAATCTATAATTACATAGTCACCTTCTATCACATCAGTGTCAGCATCAAAGTCCATATAGAGACGACCTTGAGTTGGCATAAATCTGGTAGGTTTCATTCCTTCTAAGAGGAAGTTAATAGTTTCCAAATGAGTTTGGATCATAAAGTAATGATAGAACTGTGTAGATGTAAAATCATACAAGTCATTCAATCTTATCTGATACCTAATATCAAACATATTAGGTGTACCCTTATCTTGGAAAGTAAATATGCCATTCACACTTCTAATATGATCAGGCATTATTATGTAATTATTCTGAGTTTTAAACTCAGTAGTATTATCAGCACCAAGTTCAGTAGTATCAGCAGCAAAATTGGCTACATCAGCTGCTGTAAATTGATGTTTTAAATAAACTTTTTCAGCACCTTCGTAATGAAATTCTTGGAATTTTTCAATAGAATAATCTAGAGCATCATCTATCTGGTCATCGGAAACATTAATCTCCAATACTGGTTTACCCAGTCTCCGAAGACAATACTCCTTAAGAGTTGCTTTTGAATTTGGTTGTGCCATTTACTTATCTTGTGAGAGCAGCGAGTGCAGCCTTAATATGTGCAACGGTTGTTACACTAGCGTCATTACCAATAGCATTTAATTCAGTGTAAATTGCGTCAATGTCAGTGTCGTTAGTACCTGACTGAGTACCTTGTGCAGCAGTTGCATATGCAGATGCAGCAGTGGTAGCAGCAGTGCCGAGTCCAAGGGTTGTCCTTGCAGCAGCAGCGTCTGCGTCATCAATTAAAGTTCCACCAAAGGTGCTTACAGCAGACGCAGCGAGTGCATTAGTTGCTAAAGTACCCTGTGCAGCAGTAGCGAAGTCTCCTGTAGCAGAAACAGCAGCAGTTCCAAGACCAAGAGTGGTTCTGGCAGCAGCAGCGTCTGCGTCATCAATTAGAGTTACACCGAATGCACTGACAGTAGAAGCAACGAGTGCATTGTCTGCCTTAGTACCTTGAGCAGCAGTTGCGTATGCAGTGCTTGCAGTGGTAGCAGCAGTGCCTAAACCAAGAGTGGTTCTAGCAGTAGCAGCGTCAGCATCATCAATCAGAGTGCCACCGAAGGTGCTTACAGCAGACGCAGCGAGTGCGTTGTCAGCAGTGGTACCTTGAGCAGCCGTTGCATAACTGGATGCAGCAGCAGCGACCTTAAGGTCTGCTCTTGCATCAGCACGTGCGTTGGTGTAGTAAAGATTGGTTGACCCTTCTGATAGATCATCAGTGTCAGCAGCAGCAATTCTTGCGTCTGCCCTAGCATCTGTATAGTAAAGGTTACTACCCTCACTAAGATCTCCAGTATCAGCAGCAGCAATACGTGCGTCTGCTCTTGCGTCGGTGAAGAATATGTTAGTAGATCCTTCAGTAACGTTATCAGTATTGATGTCTCCCTGAGTAACACTTAGAGTACCAGCACTGTGTGTGATACCTGTGCCGTATGTAAAGTGTGTCCTCGTGCGAGCAGCAGTAGTGAATAGATTTGCGCTTCCCTCTGTTACATTGTCTGTATCAATATCTGCCTGTGTGACAGTAATAGTTCCAGAAGAAATACCAATACCAGTACCGCCTGTAAAGTGTGCCCTTACTTCAGCAGCAGATGGTCCTGTATATGTAATTACACCTGATGTACTGTTATATGCAAGTGATCCGTCTCCACCACCATCTGTAACTGAAACAGATGCTCTTGCTCGTGCAGTTGTATGGAATAGATTTGATGTTCCTTCTACTACATCGTCAGTGGTAAATTCACCAAAGTCTGCAGATAATGTATATGTACCAGCAGTATCATCATATACTTTAGCGATACCAGCACCAGCAACAAATAGGGCATCAATCCTATCATCCACTCTTTCGTTAGTGAAGTATAGATTTGTAGAACCCTCACTCAAAGCATCTGTATCGTGGTTAGCAATACTACCAACCTCTGACTCGTGGAATGTTAAGTTACCAGTAACGTTTAAGTTACCCTGAACCTCAAAGTTCGTAATTGAAACGAAGTTAGAAACTTCAAGTGTGTTAGAACTTGGATTGTACTTTAAGTTATCTGAGTCAGTACGTACCTCAGTGTATCCTGATGTAGCAGATACAAATGTTGGATAGTAAGTAAGGTTAGTAGAAGTGGTGTTTGTAATATCAACTAGGTCTGACTTATCTGCAGTACCAGTTAAATCACCAGTTACATTACCCGTGATCTGTCCCGTTACACCGAGTGTTCCACCGATAGTGGTGTTACCTGTAACGCCAAGAGAACCAAGAGTTGAAGCACCAGTAATCTCAGCATTACCACTTGTTGAATGGAATGTAATCTTATCTTGGCTTGATCCATTTTGTAATATTAAAGTCTTAGATGCACCACGTAGGACTACATTGTCCTTAAAGAGTGATGTACTGTTCTGTGTGATAGTTCCATTAAAGGTGGAGTTGCCATCTACATTCAGAGTGGTATCAAAGTCAACTGCACCTGTTACATTAAGGTCAGCAGTGACTGTTGTGTTCTCATCAACATCAAGTGTACCATCGATAACTGTGTTACCAGTTGCAGAAGCAATAGTAAACTTGGTACCGTTAACGGCAAAGTTACCACCAACAGTTAAGGTAGAATCAAGTACGGCAGTAGAAGTTACATTTACTGATGATAATGTTGTTGCTTGAGTTACTCCAAGAGTACCAGCAATTAATGTGTTACCTGTGTTTCCAACAACAGTAAAGTTACCAGCACCGACATTCAAGTCTGTACCAATATATGCTTTCTTAGTTACTGCAATACCACCAGCAGTGAATACAGAAGCAGAGTTATTATTTGCTGCTGTAGCATCTGAGGTATTATCAAATCTAGATTTACCTGTATGAGTCTGTGTTCCTTCGGTGTCAACGTTACCATCTAGTTTCGTTGTACCATATACTCTTAAATTTGTACCAAGGTTAAGGTTCTTAGCAATAGATATACCACCAGCAGTCTGTATTGCACCACTAGCAGCGTATGTTCCTGCTGCTATTGAAGCGTCTGCAGTATTCGTTACCGTTGCAACACCAGTAACATCGAGAGTGTTGGTTACATTTGTTGCACCGTTTACATCCAAAGTTCCATCAACTGCTGTATTACCAGTAGCAGATGCAACCGTAAACTTAGTTGCGTTAATACTAAAGTCACCTGTGATAGATCCAGTACCACCAACAGTTAAGTTAGAAGATCCACCAACAATATTAACTGTAGAATTTAATGTAGAAACACCAGTAACACCAAGGGTTCCTGATGATAGTACATTACCAGATGAAGCAGCAACACTAAACTTATTAGATACTGCTAAGTTATTTGTGACATCTAAGGTACCTGTGATATCTACGTCACCACCAACGGATGCATCATCTGTTACTACAAGATCATCACCCACATACAGATCAAGACCAATAGAAGCACCACCCCCGACAATGAGAGCACCACTTGAGTTATTAGTTGCATTAGTGGTATCAAAAAGTTTAATACTACCTGCATCAATACCTGAACGATTACCAGAGAATACTTCAGAAGAGTTAGTAGCACCGTCATAAAGTGCGAACCTAGATGCTGACTCATCCCATCCAAAGAAACCAATACGTGCTTGTGAATCATAATATCTAAATTCTATACCACGATCTTTCTGATCATTAGAACCAGGAGCAGTATCTCCACCCAAAGTCATTATAGGATCATCAACCGTGATTACAGTGCTGTTAAATGTAGTAGTGGTACCTTGAACTGTAAGGTTACCTGTTATTTCTGCGTTACCACCTACTAATAAATTCTGTCCAGCAGCAAGAGTTACGGGGGAATTAAACGTAGAAGTCGCTTCTACTGTTAAAGCATCACCAGTTGCATCACCAATAGTGACTTGAGATCCGTTGAATGATACTTCACGGTTAAATGTTGCATCACCGTGTACAAGTAAAGTACCAGCAGATGATGTACCCTGTCCTGTACGTCCAATTGTTGTATTACCAGACTCACCTAATACTTCAAATTCGTATGTATCAGTAGTAAGATCCTTACCAATATAAAGATCATCACCCACATAGAGGTCAGTACGTATACCAGCACCACCTTGTACTACCAAGTTGTTTGCTGTATCAGATGCGAACGTACCTGTATGTGCTGTACCAGAACCAATGCGTACCTTATAACGTACATCGTTATAGTTAGAGGTATTAAAGTTCTCAGTATTTCCTAGGTCCTTTTCAGAAATGACCCCATTCAGACTTACGTTTCCATTAAGAAGTAAGTTACCAGCAACGTAACCACCACCATCTAATCTGAATGTACCATAATCACCACCACTAATTACAAAATTATCGCTTCCATCTGTACTGATAGTAGGATCATCAACCTTCTCAAAGTGGATCAATCCAGCAGCATTAATGGAACCTTCTATGTCAGTATTACCATTAGTACTACTAACAACAAACTTGTTTGCACTACCATTTGTGATAGTAAATGTCTTTCCAGTGACATCCATTAGGAAGTCATTATGGAATACTACATCACCATCTACATCTAACTCA